TTGCTTTACCTGTTTTACCGAATGAATCTCTCACAAGGTTTAGTCTAGTGAATGTTCCGTTCGTGTCAACTAAGTGAGTTAATTCTGCTATAATATATAGACCACTATTTTGCTTGCTAGCATTTTTAGCCTTTTCTCTTTCTAGTTGAGGAACATCTAAGTATACCATATCTCCTGCATGAAGGGAAAAATCTCCTGGAATCGTGACAGTTGCTCTAGATGAAAAAAACTGATTGAATCTCATGATTGATTGATTTAAAATTTGAGAATATTCAAAGTTCTCTTCATTTTTCTTTTGAAGTTGCTGATCTGAATTACCAGTGGGAAGTGTGCCTTTATCAAGTAGGTAGTAAGTTGTTCGTGAGAATTCTTTATTAGCACCCTCTTGATTAAACTCTGGGTTCATGACAGGGAGATTTTTTCCTGCCAGTTTCAAATCATCCTCATTATCGTTAGAGTTAGGAGTAATAACTTCATAGTAAGTTGTGAAAGGATCAAACAAAATAGTTCTTGTAGAGAATGCTCCCATCCTTAATTTTTCTTGTGCATCAACCATATTATCTTTTGAATAAGACAATGCTTTGATATCATATCCCTCTGGTGTATCAGGTGTTTCATTATAAACTATTGATTTCTTTTGTTTCTGAGAAAACAATGTATCAATAGATTTAAAATGAAAACCTTCTGATGTCTCAAAGAAAAAGAAACCAGCACTCTTTCCTTTCTTTTGATTTTGTGCAGAGACTGATTTTTTTGATAACCAATTGATTACATAAAAAGGTTTCTTGTTATTGCCAATGTAATTGAAATTATTAGATGTCTCTTCAATATCTACATTTTTTTCTGTCTTAAGACCGATAGAGTTAGAATCTGTTAAAAGTTTATTGACATTATCAGAAATCTTACCATCATATCTTTTTGTGATTCTAGTTTTTTCATTTAAAATAAATTCCTTCGATACAAGATCTAGTTGAACAAGAGTTTTTGATGTATCATCAGATAGAGGAGTTACCTTATTAACATATAAAATCAATTCAGGTTTATCACCAATCTTTACTTCATTATTATCCTCAAATTTTATCTTTACTCTTTCCTCACCAACAATAGGAAGTCCTTCCAAAACACTGACACCATTTGTAGCATCACCTTTAATAACACCAGTGTCTGCGAATGTAACTGTTGCTCTTACAGTGTCACTAACTATACTCTCAAAATACATTAATGATATTAAACCTCCAAGGAGACTAACATCTTTTCTTGATCCCTTGTTTGATGCAATCTGAACTGTTTCAATCTTGGCAGGATTAGAAGAACGTGGTGTTACTGTCATCTTATTTACCTCTTAATACTATTTACCCAACAAAATCAAGACTATCAAAGAAGTCTGATCCACCAACAGGTATGATAGCCAGTGGTGATTGTTCTGGTTGTGGTTGTGTGTTATCAACAATTTCTTTTCTATCAACAACGATAGTCTCTCCAGACATCACATCGTATGGTGCATACTGCGTGATTGCTTCCATGACACCTCTAGTATCTTTTGCCTGGTTTATAGCAAGTAACATATTCTTTGCGGGTCCTGCACTGTCCGCATCAACAACAACCTCACCTTTATGTAAGAATGCAGGAACATTTCTAGGTACAAATCCACCCTTTTGATATGCAACGTGAACATGATCAGAGTGTCCTACAGGATCATCATATCCAGTAATAAGTTCTACTGGAGACACTCCATTAATCTCATTGAATTTTTTAATTGCATTCAGAATTTTTTCTTGCTCCCAAGTGTAAGCACCAATATCAATTGCCCTGTCAGAATAATGATATGAATTTTCAGCATGTCTTCCAACAACACCACCAAACTCTGAATGTTCTGTGACTGCCTGAAAATCTTTTGGAGAGTTCAATACTTGGTACAAATATTTACCAAGTTTTCCTGCAGTAATACTGCCAGGATGCCTTTTGTCATCACTAGACGAAACATCGGATGAATCATCTTTTTTGTCTTCAGTTTTAGAGGGTCCAGCAGGAATACCAAACTCTTCCATCTTTTTAAGAACTCTATTATCAAGGTCTGAGGGTGTAATAACACCGTCTTGATTTACATCGAGTCCAACATTATCATCATACCATGCCTCTCCTTTCTTTGCTACAACATAATCAGATGCTTTATTTGTATATGCTGGTAAAAATACAGACATATAAAGTTGACCAGGACCAGCACCTTTTGGCAATCCCCAATAATCAAAATACTTTTCGACCAATTTCATCTGTTGAGCACGACTCATTTCAAGTATTTCTGCTTGAGATGATCCTACCAACTTAGCACTTTCTTTACTGAACTGAATCAATCCAACATGTGTTCCATTATTTGCAGCAGGATTAAATCCTGACTCAGATGCCATCAATCCTAAAAGATGAGAGGGATTAATATTAAATTTTTTCGATACTCTATAAACTTCTTTAGCAAATTCAGGATCTTGTTCTAGTAAATCATACTTTACATTATCAGAAGTTGCAGATGCACTGATGGATGGAGGTGCCATCAATGGTGGTGGTGAGGGCATATTAAAACCAAACATACTTCTACTCTTACTAGGATCGTTTATCTGACCATCAAATAATTGTTGAAAAGGTTTAACAACAATTTCATTAATAAATGAAATTACATTAAGTGCTGGTTTAGTAATTAGGCTCTTAAAAGTATCGGCAATCCAAGATGTAATGTCTTGACCAACTTTTGACATAAAATTAACTGTACCACCTTGATTATATCCAGTAAGAGATTGAATCAATCCAAGTAATGATGCTCTTTGAATGAATGCTGAAAGACCTAGACTTACATTTCTGAAATCTTGAGAGTCAGGAGATTGTCCCATCAAGATTTTACCTGCAAGTCCTAAGATGGGTCCAAAGTAATCAACCTTGTCTAAAAGTCTAGAATTTTCGGTGATTTTTTTATCACCATCAGGATCAAATCTAGTTGGTTGTGGATTAGATATTTGCTTTGGTTTTTTAACAGAAACTGGTTCAGGTGCTCTTCTTATAGGACCACCTTCATTTCTTTTTTCTACACCAGTTAATTTATCAACCTCACCCGTAACAAATCCACCCAATCCTATAGACCCTAAAACACCTGCACCAAGCACAGCTGCACCATATACTAATCGAGCACCAGGGATTGGAAGAGCTAAAACTGGTGATAAAACTTTTGCTGCAACTGCAGATGCTGCTGTAAATCCTGTAGTTCCTGCAATAGCTCCTGATACTGCACCAGATGCTGCTTGTGAAGTAGTTTGTCCTTGTTGAACTCTGTCATAAAATTCAATACCAGCAAATAAACCTTCAAGTGCGATTACACCTCTTGAACCTTTCAACTTTTTCAAAAGTCCAGAAGACTCTGCTCCTGCTATTCTAATGGGTTTAGGTCTAGCAGCTCTTCTAAAAACATCAGATTCATTTCTTAAAATTCGTTTTGCTTCTGAAGATTTAGGGTTCTTAAGGAGTATATCAATTTTTTTAAGTGAGTTGGCATCACCTTTTTTTGCAAGTTTTGCTATAGTTTCAAATGTTTTAGCACTTATTTGAGAACCTCCTGCCCCAGTAATAAATGGTCCCTCAACACCAATAGTTTCAATAATTTTTCTAGTTGTAACTCTTTTTCGTTTTGCAGATGATAGATTATTAGTTAAACTTTTTGCAACATTTGGATCAGATTCTTTTGTCAACCTACGAAGAATCCTTTTATCTCTAGGTGTAGGAGGTTGACCACCCTGTCCCACATCAAAACCAGCTGCAATTAATTCTTCATTTAGTGTTTGCTGTGTTTTTGGAACATATCTTTTCTTTAATTGAGATGATCTTTCCTCTTCAAGGGTAGGTTGTAATATTTCTCTAATTGATAATTTAGATGAAGAAAATTTCAATCTTTTTTCAGTTGATTTTTTCGCGGATAATCTTGCCTTTCTCTTAAGTTTTTTTGCAAGTTGTTGTGATTGTATCTTTGATCTACGTTCTAATCTTCTTTGTTCACTAATTCCTCTTGCGAGACCCTGTGTTTTTACTTTTTTTAAATCTTTAGATGTCAATGTTGGTAATTTAGGAAGTTTAGGTTTCCCTCCACCTCCTCCAAATCCACCAGGTCCAAATCCAAAATTATCGAGTACATTTTTTCCACCTATGATTGTAGACAGAACAAGTGCATCAATTACAAATGATACTTTATCAATTAAACCATCAAATAATGCAACTACATTCTCTCCACCAATGCTTCCTAATAAGTTTCTAGTTCCATCTGATACTTTATATCCAAAATCAATAAAACTTGCAAGACCATCAAATAATTTTCCACCAACATCTATGACAAAATCTGCTGCTTTACCTATCACTGATGCGATTGCTAGTAATTTTGGTAATTGATCTACTAATCTTACAGCAAAAAATCCAAGTAGTATATTACCAATAAAGTTTTTTATAAACCCAAAGACTCCCATCTTAGGTTTAATTTTTTTAGTAATCTTTTCATTTTCTTTTCCGGGTTTTGTTTCTAACTTATCTTCAATCTCTTCCTTTCTATCTTCACTAACCTCTCTCTTCGATTCATTGAGTTCTTTCTTTTTAATTGCAACAGAACCCTTTAAAAGTTTATCAAGTTTGATAACTTTTACTTTAAGTTTTTTTGTATAGTCTCCACCAACTATTGGTTGTGTTGCAGATGATGGAAGAAGAAGTTGTTTGTTTACTGCCATCGGTTAGAAGGGAAGAGGAATTCCTAAGATTTTGGACTTAGACGCAGACTTCGGAGGTGAAGGAATAGGTGGAACAAAAGATGCTGATGTTGTTTCCATTGCAGTTTGACTTACAGTAGCACCACCATCAATCACAGTAACTTTTGCTTGTGGTCTTACTGGAGGACTTGGCAAACTTACAGATGGTGTTGTGGTTGCTAATTGAGCAGTTTTTGAAACCTCATCACCAAGGAACATACTGTATCCCTCACCAGGTTTAATACCTCTTAATTCCTTATCAATTCTTCTTGCATCAGATTCTCTTCTTCTTGTAGATTCGTAAGCATCACTGGTCGATAAAATCCTTAACAGTTGGTCTGATGTGACACCTGGAATGGCAGAAGCACCTTTCATCACATCCTGAATCGTTGTTCCTCTTGGTAGTTGACTTAAAATTTGATGTTGAAATTTAAGTAAGTCGGGTTTACCAATAGAAACGATTGCTTCTTTAATCGTTGTGTCATCCGTTACACGATAATCCTCTCCCATTTCAGTATGTACAACTCTGTCCTCAGAGACATTGCCTCTATCAGTTCTTCTATCGAAATCAAACAAGTTTCCAGTTAACAGATCACCAAATCCAGCAAGAGCACGCATGAATCCTTCAGGTTTTCCATACTCTTTCTTTCTTCCATACTTATCATATGATGTAACTAGATGACCATCCTTATATACTCTGGTTCCTAAATCACCCCTTGCTGTAGTGCTACCCAGTACTCTGCCACCTTGTCCACGTCTTTGTTTTACTCCACTAACCATAGATGTATTATCAAGCATTTCTGTTTGGCTACTCACAAATGTCTCAGGCATTATCTGCCCAATTCTATAACCAAACTTACCCTCAGTATTCACAGAATCATTAAATTTATTTTTTTTATAATTTTCAACCATTTCAGAAGTTAATTGCGGACCAGCCATACCAAAAAGTTTTGGATTAATTTTTGATGCCCGTTCTTTTTTGCCCATCAATGTCAATAAAGTCCTTGTTAAAGCATTACCCAGAGGTTTACCTACAGCTTCAACACCTCTATCAAGCACATTTCCCAGTGCCAAATTTGCAATCATCTGTAATATTGATCCTCCTTTTAGACCAGGCAATCTTCCAGCACCAGATGCCATTTGCCCTCTCAATTTATTTGCTAAAGCACTATTAGGTCTGTATCCAGATTGCAATTTATCAGCAAGTAATCTTCCCTTGTCAAAGACTTCGGGTGCAACCTTCATTTGTGGTTCAAGGAAAGGAATTCTTGCTGCCCCTCCAGGAACAATCGTTCTGATAACTCCACCTGGAACTTGTGATCCACCAAGTGAACCCTGAGACCCAGCATATCTCATTGCTCCTTGTGAAGTAGGAGCACTATATGCACCACGTCCTAAGATTTGTGGTTTACTAGATTGAATATACTTGGCACCACCACTTATAGCATCAAAACCTGGTTTACCCATTCCGGTAAATCCAGCAGTTGCTCTTGTTCCTCTTGCAAGTCCTTGCTGTTGAAATATATTTGTAACAGGTGATGATGCTTGTGGAATGATAGGTCTTAAACCTCTTGCAGGTGGTTTTTCCTTTTCCTCTCCAAGGTAACCACCACCCTGTGCATAAAGTTTATTCTGAATTACTTTAGGTTTGTTTGTACCCCCACCAGAGGCATTCATCTCTTTCAATGTATCGACACCATACTTTTGTACAGCACCTTTACTCATAACAAATTCACCTGCTGTAAGCATAGCAGGTACTTTGTCAATACCAGTGGGACCCTCTACTTTTCCACCTTGATTAAATGCTTGTGCCTCAGGAGATTGTTCTTCTTTAGTATCATCAGGTTGACCATCACCCTCTAAAAGTTTAGATATACCACCAATAGCTGCTGCAGTTCCTGCAACCTCTAAAACAGTTGCGAGTGCTCTACCTCTTCCTCCTAATAATCCTCTTGCAAGACCACCTGCCTTTCGCAGACCCATTTTCTTAAGGAGTAATAGTGCAGCAGCTCCTAATCTAATTGCACCTTTAATCAAAAGACCAGTAAGTTTTCTTATTGCTCTTCCTACACCCGTTCCAAATACAAGATAAGTTGCTAATAACTTAGGACCAAAATCAGTAAGGAATCTTATAATTGAATTTACTTTACTTTGATTCTTAGGATCACCTAACCACTCAACTAACTTAAATACAATCCTGCCTAAGATTATTTTTGTAAAGAACCCAATAATTCTATCAAGAATAGATTTAACAGGTTTAATTATTTTTTCAGATGTCTTTCTTAGACCTTCAAATCTTTTCTCTAATTTTTCTTCTTGGAGTTTTCTCTTTTCATTCTCTTGCTTTTTCTTATCTTGTGCTGCTTTTTTCTCCTCAAGTTCTTGATCCCTCTTTAAGGTTTCAAGAATTGAATCTATACCTCTTAAAACTTCTTCAAGATTCTCTTGAGTTCCCTCACTCTTAAAATTATTAACATCAATATTTGTCTTTCTAATTACTAATTTACCATTATTATCAATAGACGGTGTGCGATTAGTTTCAACCTCAATATTTTTCTTTCTTTCTAATGCCTTTTCTACGAAATTTTTAAATTTTATCTTACCTTTTCGATATGCCTTGACACCTTCCTTTCTCTCATCAGGAGTTAAGTTATCACCCTTTATTCTTCCATCACTTAAAAGTTCTTTATAATATTTGTCATACTTATCCTCACCAAAAAATTTCGCAGGAACGATCTTGCCTCCTGTGCCTTCTTCTCTTATAGATTTCAGGAGGTCATCAAGATCCATTTGCTTGCTGTTTTAACTTTTCTTCTTCAAGGTGTTGTTGAAGAAGGGAAACATAAACATCCCTCTCCCACGGTATCATATTTTCTATTTCTGTCAATGAATATTTATGATACTGCATCAAAGCAAAATTTAGTTTATAAAAGCTCATCAAGTTCATATGAACTAGAGCTATGCGAAAAAAGATGCTAGTCCCTCAAGCACAACTTCACTTTCAACTTTTGTATTAGGATTCTTCACCTTTATGGTATGCGACAGTTTAGGCATCGTATCAAAGAACTTCTCAATTTCTTTAAATTGAGATGAATTCATTTGTTCAAGGAAATCATTCATTTCCTTTTTAGTAAAATCACCAGTTGCCCAGACTTCATCTTGAGTAAAGATTTTATCAATACAAGTTGCAATCAATTCAAAAGATTGATCCATTGAATTTTTGTCTTCAAAATCAAAGTTATTCTTAATAAATTGTTCGAGAGATGGATATCTCATCTCCATCATAATATTATCATCAACTTTAATTTGTTTCTTATGATCATCGTTCTTCTGAACTTTGATTGATTCGAGATCAATATTAACAGGGACTGTTGTTTGTTCATCATCAGGACAGATGATATTAACCTCAATCTCCTCTCCTACAGACTTGCCACGAATATTCAAAAACAAATATTCAATATCAAATGTAGGCAATTGCTCTACTTTGATTCCTTTGGTAAGCACACAATTCTTGATTACAGTTTTGATTGCAGTTGTAATCTGTTTTGTATCCTCACTTTCTAGTGCAAGAACAAGAAGTTTTTCTTCTTTTACAAGGAAGGGTCTAAATTTAATTGTCTCCTCAGTAGAAGGAAGCTCCAATTCATAGGTTGGAGTTGCAATCTTTGGTAAAGGCATAATAACCTATAGAAATTTCAGTGTGATTATTTATTAAGCAATGCTTGAACTATTTGTAAGAGGTCCAATCTGGCGTCCCCTAGGACCAGCAGCCGGTGCATCTTGAAGTATTCTACGATTTGATCCAAATTTATTAAGATCAAACTCAAAATTAGATCCACGACGATCATTTAAAAGACTATTTCTATTGTTTTCAAAATATTTTTCATCTGCGGGTTTATAATCTAATTGATTTCCATATGGTCCTTTCATAATGTATCTAATGTATGTCATGGATACAGTGCATCTTAATAAATCATTTCCATCATAAGAAACTGGTATGGAGTTCATACTGACGGGAAATGATCTAATGAATTCATATTCTAAAACATTTGTATAATCTCTCTCAAATTTAAAAACTTTCAATCCTTGATCTGCCATATAATCATCAGGATATTTTACTCTATAATTATATGATTTCGATGATAAATCAGGAAGACGTACATTAAGTGGATCTCCTTCTATATCTTCATTAACGATACTTCTCATCCAGGTCTCAAAAAATGTAATCGGTAAATATTCCTCTGCATCAACATAAAATGTAAGATCAATCCTATCATCAAAAATTCTACGATATGCGTGTCTCTCAGTTACTCCAGTTCTATCATCATTAATTTCATATGTCGCAAGTGAAGATCCAGGAAGAGATGCCTCTGAACAATGAAGATTTAATTTTTCCTGATCATTAGGCGTATCTAATATTTTTTTTAATTTTTCCCTCACCGAATCACCAGATGGAAAAGGAATCTCTACAAGAAAATAAGATGAAAGAGATGGTCTCAACATCTTAGATGTCAAATCACTTACTGATTGTGGTTTTATTTGTTTTCGATCTATTGATACTGGTTTAGCCATCTATAAATAGTTTTTACCGTATATATTATGTATGGCAGAAAGTAATAAGAGTAAATATAAACCTTCTTTTCCTAAAAAATATAAAGGTAATCCAAACAATATTATCTGCAGAAGTACATGGGAGAGAAGATTTTGTAGGTGGTGTGACTTGAATGAAAATATTCTTGAGTGGGGAAGTGAAGAATTCTTCATTCCATACATCTCACCAGTTGATCACAGAGTCCATAGATATTTTCCTGACTTTATTATAAAGGTAAAGGAAAGCACAGGTCAACTAAAGACCGATGTGATAGAAGTCAAACCAAAAAAG